CTCTGATGACACTAACAACGTTGTCAGATGAATTAGTTTGTTTTACAGTAATAGAATTAAAAAGAGTACCAAAAGATATAATGGTCCTCCTCAATATTTCGTTATAAAAATATTCAAACATCTTTGAGTCCCTATAATATTATTTGCTATAATAAGTACTATTTATGGAATACCGAACGGGTTCTGCTCTGAGAAGTCGATAATAGAATCTGCTTCTGTTTCTATGTCAATGTTATCTGAGAATCCATCATCAACAGGATCAAGATTAATTATTCTAAGTTCATGTGAAGCACCGGATGTAGATCCAACTATATCTTCACCAACTGTAAATGCTCCATTGACATTAGAAACTTCAAGAACATTGGTAGTAGAGTTCCAAACTCTGACTCTGCCTGTTGTTCCACTACTTGATCCAGTAACAACTTCATTGAATATGAAGTCTCCAGTTGAAGTAAGAGAAGGACTGGAAATGGTAATAGTAGGCGCAGTGCTGTATCCTAAACCAGCATTGATGAGTTGAATTGAGGTAATAGTTCCTGCAGCACTAACGATGGCAGTTGCTGCAGCAGATACAGTAGTTACTCCGCTCAAGAACACTTCATCACTAAACGTGATTGTCGGTGCAGTTGTATATCCAGATCCACCAGCAGTGATTGTTACGATTCCTACAACACCATCACCAATTCTGGTCGTTGCAGCTGCTCCTGATCCTCCACCACCAATAAATCTTACTCCAGGTGCAACAGTATATCCTGCACCAGGATTTACAATATCGACATTTTGTATAGATCTTGCTCCTGGATTTGCACTTTGATTGCATACATTAATTCCACCAATCAAAACAGCAGAAGCAATACCAGTAATTCCTCCTGATGGTGCAGATGAAATTGCGACTCTTGGAACTGAGGTATATCCACCACCTCTATTCGTCATGGTTATGAGTCTAATACCACCCTCAGTAATAATTCCAGCAACAGCAGTTGCAGTTACTCCGGCACCGACAAGAGTAAGTGTCTGAGATGCTCCAATAATAGTTGAGATTCCATCATCAGTAAGTCCATCAGATTCTCCTCCTGTCAAAAGATCATCAATTTCATCAATCCCAGTATCAATAACCTCATTTTCATATCTGAACAGTTCGCATCTGAGCTCATAAACATAATTTTTTTGGAGTTGATAAAATGGTTTTTCATGCTCTACAAACTTAATTTCAAATAGCCGATCTCCAAGAGGAAAATAAATTAGATCTCCTTCTTTTGGTCTGGTCGAAAGTTTGATATTCTGTTCGTTCTTGATTAGTGGAGAGATATAATTTTCGAACCTTTCTTTTGAGATAATTAGAGTTATTTCATTTGTTGCTTGAATTCCAAACTTAGATAAAATTGTTGTATTATCTCCATACCCTTCAAAATTATCAATGTATGCTTCAATAGGATAAGCATCATCAAACTTAGATTGAATAACTTCTTTTATGATGGTCTTCTCAGTCAAATACTTTCTGGGAAGATAATGTACATCAACACCATACATCCTCAACTGTTCGTTGATAAGATCTTGGATTAAGTTTTGTTCAGACCTTGATCCTTGTTGAAAATATGGATTGAGCATAGGATTAACCGATCATATCCAGTGGAGGAAGTTCATACGTATTAGACATGGTTTCTCTGATGACATCAAGTTCTTTTTGAGCATCATCATAAATTTGCCTTCCATTCAATTCAACACCCCCAGGAAGTTTGACTCCTTGGAACTTCATTAAATTTTGTCCCCACTGCCTTTTGATCAGTTGCGTTACATATCTCTTAAGGAAAGAATCATTCCAAACTCTTGTAAAATCATTTGGATTTAGAAGTCTGTAGCAGTCAATAATAATATAATCATCCTCAGCTACATCTGCCCAATCAATATCTAAGTATAGTCTATCTTGTCTCTGATTAAATCTAATTTGTTTTTGTGTATTGAGAAGAAAGTCCATATCTTCCAAATACGTCTTAGTCATAGCATAAGTTAGAAGTTCTGTTGATCCCCAATAGTAGATATCATTAAGGAACATCTGATACTTCACACTAAACATATTATTGCTTACTGTTTGTGATCCGTCATACCTGAAGATTTTGTTGATCCCTATTACTTCTGGTGGAATCTGTAAATAATTACTGTTCTCTTCAAATGAAAATGTTACAGACGATCCATCAATCGTAGAACTTGCAGTTGTAGTTACGATACCTACAGTTTTATTATCTCCTCTTGCTCTTCCTCTATCAATATCTGCTTGAGTTAATTTGTATTTTAAAAATACCTGAGTTACACCATCAAAATGTCTCTCGTGAAAATATTGAAGAGCGTCATCAATTAGATCATCAATTTGCTCTTCGGCAACATTGATTTCTAATACTGGTGCTCCCAGTTGTCTCTTGCAATAATTTACGAGGTCAGACCTACTTGCTGGTTGAGCCATTTATACACTGATTCCTTAATAGTATTTATGATGGCGCTGTAGTTATTCCTGCGACAACTAAAACATTTCCATTTACAATACTATAAACCGTACTGCCAGAACTTACCAGTACATTATAGACATATCTACCTTCACTCAAACTTCTGGTATCTGCTGATCCAAGAGAAATTTTAAACTTACCATCATAGGCACTTGTAAATCCAACTGTAAATGAAGTTGTGATTCCAAGAGTAGCACCTACAGCCACACTCTTTGACATTGCAGAAGATCCAGTATACCCAGTAAGATCAAATGCAGTGTTTGCTGTATTTACAACATTAAAATTGGTTGTAAAATCCGCACCAGTATGGATTGTTAAATTAACACCTTTTGGTACTCCTGCATCAGGATCAAAGGTTACGTTCTTAGTTGCCATTTGGTATACCTATTGCTTGCATGGTTTCTTGCTGTTTATAATAAAGTTTGCAGAAGCACTTGGCAATTTCTTTAAGTTGATTGTTGTCATTACAACTATCTATTATAGTTGCTAACTTGATGTATTCAAAACTTTTAGAAAGATTATCTAAAATTATATTATTTGGATCCATTGATTAACTCCTTTAATAATAATTTAATTTCGGAAATATCCTCCTTAAGGTTAGCAACTTCCTCTTCAATGGTCTGTACTTTTTGATGCTCTTTATTTTTCACTTCACGTCTTGCAACATATTTTTCATGATCTAAAGAATTTATATTTAAAATAGCACCTGTATGTGGATCCCTTACGAGATCCACATTATCTTTTACTTTGTACATTTTACGCTAAAGCAATGACTCTCAAGTTTTTAGCTCTTGGTACATACGTTTGTGAAGTACCAGTCAACACAATTTTAACTCGGTATGATCTAAATGGTGGAAGTTGATCTATACTAAATGTGTGCTCTTTAAATTCAACAGAGCCACTATCAAATCCATAAGTAGGAGTTTTGGATACAAATGCATCAGATTCTCCATTATTATCTGCAACATCAATTATTTCTCCTTTAGAATTCAAGTTCTTATATCCTGGGAATGGGATAAAGATTGGGTCAAAACCACCTTTGGTTCCAATTGCATAGAATACTCTGATATCTGAGTAATTGTTAATGTGAGCATCAAGAATTACTTTCAGAGATGTTGCTGGATTCTCAAGGTTGATTTCTTTGGAAATATACTGACAAGCAGTAGGATCTGTTGAAATTCTATTCACTCTTGAATCAGTAGCATAGTCAGAAATTACATCATTAACTCTATTTGAAGAAAGAATAGTGCTAACTCTTTGACCATCAATCACGGGAGAAATACGAGAATCGGTTGTTACCATACTAAGTCTCATTTGCATGGACTTAGATCCCTGAAGATTGGACAACTTAGCATCTTCATTGACTTTAGAGCAAATCAATCTGGTAGAATCCAGGTAGTTTGGTGTGTTCATTACAATTGGTTCAAATCCATTGTCCACATAAGCAATTTCATTACCACTCAAACTCTGACCTGTTACTGTTCTAACTTCTGCGCTAATAGAAGTTCCTCTTGTAGTGACATTTTGAACAATTGGAGTGATGATTTCAAAAGGCATGTTTTGAGTTGCCTTGATATTTGGACCTCCAGCAGACTTAGTTGCACCAACATAAAGTTTAGGCCAACCAATGTCATCGCTTCTATCGTCGTTTTCACTATTAAACTTCTCAGACATATCAAGTTTAATACTGTATGCATCAAATGTAATCGAACTTCCGATAGAAACATCACTCAATGTGTGAGTTTTATTGATTCTATGGAGGTTAACTCCACCAAGTTCATACTTGTAAACTGGAGTTCCGACAGGATATGTAATAGGATTAGTTCCTCTGCTGATGTTTCCTCCGATAGTGTTGCCAGTAACGGAAGTATATTCAATAATTTCATTACCAATCA